AGATATATCCACGCCTCTAATTTTACTAACTACCCCCGTAGTAACTCCTGTCCCTGCGCCCATTCCCATTCCTAGAAGACCTGCGTGACCAGTAGCAGCCAATCTGTCAGCTAAAGACATATCTTCTCCTGTAGCCCAGGACTCCACAAAAGAATTAATAAAGGTATCTAAGCTTTCTTCCACGCCCTCCCAAAGGGGGTCTTCCAAAAGCTCTGGTATAACAGTCAAAAGCCTGCTCTTTATCTTACCATTTATTATCTTCTTTAAAGAAGCCTTAGCTATGTCATCATCAAATTTTACTGAGCGTCTTAGCATGCTCTTTAAAAGACCATTAGCATTCTTAACAGGAACCTTAGATAAGAGCGCACTCTCAATACCGCCCTTACCAAAAGACGTTAAACCCACAGTTAAAGCACCAGTTAGGAAACCCCCAAGAAGTGCCGCTGGCTGTGAGTTATCATGTAACCATTCATGGGTAGCGTCAGGATACTGCTCCTTTAAGGAGGCATACACAGAAGTGTACATTCCGCCAGCACTCCTGTTTGCAGATGTAAGGAACAACGGAGAGTTGATAGCTAGCTTGCTCTGAATAAATCTATTATAACCGTCAATAGCTTTAATGACTCCGTCTGTAGTTTCTTTTGTGCTACTCTTCAGAATAAGCCCTTCTGCAAGCATCCTCTGAGCTTTATCAGATGAACTTTCTTTAACCCCCCGTGCTAAAGATCTTCCAACTATTGCTTTAGCATAATTATTTATCCCTACTTTAGCCCCTGACTTTGCTAACACTACAGCACCATAAGCACCTGCTGTTACTGTGCCTGCAATAGCAGTCGTAGCTACATCTACAACCACAGGAGCAACTAAAGTTGCGAAGTCCATCCCTAGCCCCCACTCATCGCCCCAAAGCTTTGCATACTCACGCTTATCCTGCATGTTTTGAGCTTGTTCAAGCAAAACATTAGCGGAGGACTCGCTACCAAAAACAGCAGCAGCTACCCCATGGTATATATCAGTGAAAGCTGCTTTAATCCCCTGCCCTATTGCAGAGAAATCATTCTTAACTTTCGCATAGTTATCATCGTCCTCTAAAAACTCATCAAAGAGTTCAACTTTTGATTTCTTATCTTCAGTCTTTTTATTATTTTCAATAATTAACTTCGTCCAATCCTCAGCAACATCATCTGGCGCTACCTCACGGAGAAGCCTATCCAACTGAGGGAGGCGGGATTGCATGAACAACTCACGCTGGAGCTTCAACTGCTCGACTTGCCCCATAGTTAGCTTAACATTCTTTTCTCCTTCTTTGACTATTGTAGTTTGGTTAATGGCCTCTATAAAATCCTTCTTGCGGAATTGAAGCTGTGGTGCCATCAAGGACCTGCCTTCTGGAGTTACCCTAATGTTTTTCCATAACTCATTTTTATCAGAGTAGTACTGAAACCCACCCCCATTATTAATAAGCTGGAAGGCAATTTCATTTATATCCCGTCGTAACCTTCTAAGACCATAGTGGTGCTTTGCGTCATCTTTTATGTAACGCTTCACCCATTCAGCCTCATCTAAATTTTTAATCCTTTCAATAGCATCAAACCTGCCCCGCCTGCCAAAATCCTGTATCAATAATTCTTTCTGGATATCTCTGTATAATCTGTCAGGCAATAGCCTGTTATGCTGAATAGCATCCTCAAGATTTTCTATTCCTAGTTTCCCCCAGTACTTATTATAAATTTTCTTTGGTATATACTCCAACTTGTCATCATGCAACCACCTCTTCGTATCAGAAGGATCCATGAGATGAGACATCAATCGAGATATTGCAGCATTGCCACGACCCTCTGGGTCAAATTGCAAATTAGCAATATCTCTATTCAGCATAGACTGCTGCTCCCTGTGGAAGAGGCGGTTCCCCAAAGCGTCGGGTTTAATCCGAACTTGGACTTCACCTAAATCAGATGCTTTTAATACCCCTGCGTCATAGGCTCTAATGGCTTCTTCCATTAAAGAGGCATCATCCTCTAAATCAAAATTACCAAAAATAACCTGGCTATATGGTAAGCCCGACTCAGGATCCTCTTTCTCAATAGATGCAAAAGCAAAGTCTCCCTGCCTAACAGCTTCTATCTTTGCGGAATCAATTAAAGCCCGTCTCTCAACACCTTCAATGCCAGCTTCATCGAGCTGTATTCCTAAATACTTGTCAACTAAAGCAGAGCCCTTTTCTTCTGTGCCAAACTTAGCTCTAGTTAAAAAAGCATTAATGTCAGCATCAGTCTGGCCCTCTTTTATCTCAATACCTGACTGTAAAAAGCCTATTTTAACACTTTCAAGAAAATTCCTTTCGTCGCCAGGGCCCCACTGGCCTGATGCAAAACCTTTTTCCCTATAATCATCCAGCCACCTGCGTACATTATCTCGATTACCTCTATCCGTTTCAGGAATCTGCTGCTCATCAGCCCACTCGTTATAATTCTGGGGCTGCTCGTAGTCAGCATAAAGGGGTTCAACTGGAGGAGCTTTAAATCGCTTTTGAGCAGCTTCCTCTATAGAGACACCATGTGTAATAGGCTCTTCCTTTTGGGGAATAACACGCCCCGTCGAATGTATAGCATAAGCGTCACGCTTCTGCGCAGGGGTCATCTTAAGGATGTCAGATTCCTCTACACCAACTCCTTTAAGATCCTCATATGATGGGATTGGGGCAGGTATAAATGTCCCATACTGCTCAGGCTCAGGCTCATCAAACGGAGCTACCTTATTAAACTCCTGCTTTTTTAAAGTAGCTAATGAAATAGGCTCCGTATAAGGACCCCCAATAACCTTTACAGAATCTTGTTCTTGTGGTTCTTCGGGCTCAGTAATAACGGAAAAAGGGTCATCATCAAATTCTTCTGTAGGCACTTTTTATTTTTTTTGTCTAAGGTTGAATGGGCTAGACTTCTGAACAGGTGAGCTATCCTTCGTTCTAATGTCGTTTATTATTGTAATTAACTTACCTAAATCGCTGATCCCAGTCTCATTAACAAAGTCCCCAAACTTATACTCCGTGCCTTGGATATCATTGATAGCTTCAATGGCTGATTCAAGCATAGCTTTGGGTGCACCCCTTCTCCAAACGTCAGGGTCATCGTCTTTCTGTAAAGCGGCAAATAATTCTTCTAATATTCTCTTTCTTTCTTTGTTGATATCAATTTTGAAGGATTCAGCTTCCGCAATCTTTCTAAGGTCCCCAAAGTTTCCTCTTGCTTCTTCAGGGAGGGTCCCTAAAAGATAGTCAAACCCTTTTAAATTCCCTGCTTTTGCAGTGTCCTCTAATCCCTGTTCAATAACGCTTTTAGAAGAGCCAGACATTTGGCGTGTCCATTGCTGACCACGAAGGGATTCATTGGCAGCTTTAAACGCACTATCAACTCTTTTGTTTCCTATTAACTCAGGGTACTGCATTTGTAAGGCAGTCGTTTGCTGGAACTTCTGCTCAAGAGACATCGAGGGATCACCCATAATACCTTGTATCTGTGGTGCTATGTCACGCATGGCAACATCAGCACTAGCATCCTGCTCAGCTACTTTCTGTGCTGTGTCTAGTTGTAATTGTCTATCAATTATCGGGTCAATCTGTGACTCCATACTAGACATAAGCCTATTCTTATTGTCAGAACTAATACCTGATAGTGAAATATCCTGGAACATCTGCTGACGTTGCAGGGTTAAATCATCAGCAAGACCAAACCGCACATTGTTTACGGCTTGCATAGCTTGAGATTGTGCTAAATTCCAATGTGGTGTTAAAGGACCACTAGGCTTAGCATAAGCAGCTTGCCCTGAAAGGAAGGCTGCTTTTTCTGCCGCACCTGGATTACCTTTACGACGCTGCTCCCTTGAAATCCTATCCCAAACTTGTTCATCATCAGCCATGTTTAATAATATTATCTGTTTTATATTGTTTATGCTAGTGCTTACATCCTTAGCTTTTGCACTAGCTATATCATTCTCAAGGTCTATTTGGTAGCTCTTCCCTGTTTAGAAGCTCTAGACCAATAATCTTCCGTATCGGATGAATACTGACTACGCTTCAGCTCATCCCTTAACACTTGATTCCTAGTTGCCTGATCAGGGTAAGCTCTTTGTCTAGCAACGGCTACATCTTTAGGATCCCGCATAGTGCTTCCACCTCCCCAATTAGCTGGATTCTGGAGAACACCTTGTAGCCAATCTCTGGACTCAGCTCGATCTCGCGAACGAACTCCTGCCCCTTTCTGTTTTCCAATAAACTTCATTATCTGGGCGCTGGTCAAACCAAGTTCAGGGCCTTTATCTAACATCGTAGCTAATTCTTCTGCGTTGGCTGGATCATCCCAGTAACCAGGATTACCAGCAGTTTTTTGTGTAAGCTTTGCTGCAAATTTTCTATGCTCAGATGCTTTTGGGTTTTTATATACTGTGTTCCCCTCTGCGTCTTTAAATTTAGGACGCAAATCACGGACTCCTTCTTGAGGAACTTCTACAGCAGGGCTCCACCCACCACGAGCTTGTGCATCAGGCTGGTACTCTCCTTTAAGATCAGGAATAAATGTCTGCCTTCCTTCAGCAGTGTCCCTAAAATACTTCTTGTCTTGGTTAGCTCCACCATAAGTCCCTTTAAAATAACCTTCTGGCTTATTTAAAATATCTCCAGACCCCTTACCTATAACTTCTACAACTTTTTTACCAAGATCTCTCCCACCAACAACACCGTAGTTCTTTCCAGCATGATCACGTAAAAGATGTCTACGAGCTTCTGGCTCTGGTTGTCCTTCTACTCTTTTCCCTGGAGCCGCGAAAGGAAGATCTGAAGCTCCTTGGGCTCCTTGAGTACCTGAAGCTCCTTGATTCCCTATTGGAGGACTAGTCGGTGGTGGAGTCGGGGCTGTAGAAGGCATAGGAGCTACGGGCGTTTGCTGGTTTTTTTCCTGTTCGAGCTCTTTTCGTTGCTGCTGCAACCGCTTCATTGTTCGTTTTAAAGATGATCTGGCCATATTAAGTATTATCTACGTAGATTTGTCCTAAAATTTAATCTCTTTACAGCAATTTTCAACAGCTCAAGTTGGGGCTCTAAAAAGTCTTTCAATTCTTTGATGCAATTGTTTCTCTAAAAACAGAAACAATTACATTTCGCATGTACAGAGTTTTTTAAATGGGATCTACCGTTAACATTTTAGACAGATTTTTAATGGACCTCCGCTGGCCAGGTAAGATTGGCTTGCCATCTTCAGGCGGGTCTACTGCCACAAGACCGTGACGTTGACGCGCTAAGTCTAAGCACAAGAAAGCAGCGTCTGCCAAGTCAGGGGATCTCCCAAACCTCGACTTGTATTCTGGTTTAGACTCTACCTTCATCCTCAAAGAAGACCCTTTTATCATATCATAGTTCCTATTTGTTATCTCCTGCGCCAAATCAGCATTAAGACCAAACAGTTGTTTTGTCCTGATTAACTCCTTACCCACAAACCAAAGTTCACTAACTCTATTGACATAGAGTTCCTGACCAACCATTTTACTGTTAGCAGACACACGCCTGTCAGAAGCCTTTCCTCCAAATGAAACCCGAAGAATCTGATCAGACCACTCCCCCGCCAGTACATCACAAAAAGGGGCTCCTGCTCCCGTTGCGTCAACTGCAATATTTTCTGGTAAAATCTTTCTTTTGTTGCAAGCCTCCTTCACCTGCCTCACAATCTGGTAAGTACGAGGAACGGCCTTGTTGGTGGCATCGTCGTTAAGGTGGATAGATTCTTCAAAACAAACGCAATATTGACCCGTGCTGTTATAACCAACCTTGCCTGTGTATAAGATGGTGCGGTCACCTCCATTAGTGAAAGCAGGGTCTAGTCCAGCTATTGGCGTGGGGGTTCCTTGCCAATCAACTGAACCCATAGATCCAGAACGGGTAATTTCAGCCTCAGAGTAAATGCCCTCTGTCTCTTCTGAATCGAAAAACACAGCTTTAACCATCCGCATGTAGCCTCTTGAAGTGGGGCCTAGTAGTGCTTTGTCCTCATCGAGCTTTTCTTGGGTAGGGAGCCAAGGGTATATGGTTTCGCCTGCTGTAATGTTAGGGCTCCGCTCTCCATCAAATCGTATGTATTTACCACCCCACTTAGTTCTCCATTGTTCAGAAATATTTGTATCAACCGAGTCCCAACCCTGCTTTGGTTCGCTCCAAACTCCAAAAGCATCAAACCTAGACGACGGGTTACTCATCCCAATGAGCTGGAAATAGGGGTTTTTTGATAGGTTTGAAAGACCCGCTTGGAGTATTGCCTCACTCAATTCAGCCAACTCGTCACCAATTAAGATGACTCTTTTCTGTTTAATTCCAATAAACTTACCGACAGCCTCACGAGTCTTACTCCGTTCGGCAGCTATTAGTGAAAGCCCTGCTCGTTCTATAAGATTTCCTTGAGCATTTATATAGGCCACGTTGCCAATTGAATCCCGTACTTTTAAAGGAGCCCCCTCAATAACAGAGAGTAAAGAGATTACAGAGCCCCAAATTCTTTTGCGAGCCTCCCTAAGCGTGGTTGAAGTGAGTAGGATTAGAGTGTCTCTTGGGGCACATAGCCAATTTATAATCCCCCAGGCTGCCATTGTATGGGATTTACCTGAGGAAGCCGCGCCACCTATTGATACATATCTGTTGGCTATAACGGCCTTGACCATATCTTCTGCCCAAGGGTGTTTAACCATCATTTTTTCTGGAAGCTCATCGTGGTTCCAAAGCTCATCACACAACCTCCAAAAGAAATACTCCCTTGCTTTGTTTGTTTCATGGTGTCTAAAGCCATAAAGCAATGCTGTTAATGTGTTTGTTGCAGGGATAATTAAACCTCCAACATCCATTTCGTTAGACTGTGAAATTATTCGGGGCTCGTATACATGGCGTATGTCACTCATAGAACTTGAAATTTGTCAATAATAATAGTATATATTAACTAGTTTGGCTAAGATAACTAAAAAACAGGAATTACTTGATCGTGCTTTAGAGCTGTATGCGGAAGATTATACACTAGTAAGTATAAGCAGGGAACTAGATATTCACACGTCAACCCTTAGGAGGTGGCTTAGAGAGAATGGAGTAGAACCCAAGAAGAACCCCCATGAAACAAACAAAGTCCCAGACGAGATCACTGAAAAGTTAGACCCCCGTAAACAAGAATTGACGAAGGAGGAGCGAAAACTGGAAGAGCATGATGCACGTCTTTTAGAAGAAGCTTTACTTAAAGAAGTTGCAACAGGGCAAGCGTCCCCTGCTGAAATTTACCAGGCATACGCAGCAGCGACTGCAATCCAGCAAATAAGAGATGGGAAGAAAAATTTTAAACCACCAAAGACAGCGCGGGAGTTTGATACCTATGACCAGATAGCCCGAAGAAATTTAGGGCTTAATGCTAAAAGTGGGGGAGGCGCAGGTAAAGTTCAAATTGATATATCGATACTCAACAATACTAAAGCAGACAGAGGAGGTGGAGCCGTTAAGAAAAAAGGGGCTGACGTGGTAGATGTAGAACCTTTAGAAGAATAATGTATGTGAATACAAAAACTTCAGAAGACCCTGAAAGTTACTTGCTTGTTTATGAAGGCTTAGAGAGCGCTTTTATAGGCGTTGCTGAAGGGTTCGGTAGAGTGCCTGTGGCCTGCTACTCGAAGAAGAAGACCATAAAAATACTACAGGACACTTTGAAAATAGACCAACGTAAAGCATACCAGCACTATGAATACGATTATTTACGATCAGACTTTGGAGAAGCCACACCACTGTTTTTGGATGACATAGCTAAATAACATGTTTGAAAAAAGAAAACCCGTTAGGGATCCGAAAGTTTTAATTAGGGAGGAAGTGCCCCCTTCTGATTTCAAGTTTGTTGTTTTTGTTAAACAGGGGGATTTTTATTTGGTTAAACCGAAAGTAGCCAGAGAAGTTTATTATCTTCAAATGCTAGGGAAAAACGTATCTGTATTCCTACCAGCAGATGGTGAAGGGCTTTTAGTTAAAAAAGCTGATATAGATAATTTATGATTATAGGAGTTGATAATGGACTTAACGGAGGACTAGTAGCTATCTCAAAAGAGACAGGGGCTGTTATCGAGAAGACAGTGATGCCCACGCTTCATCGTTGTAAAAAACGAGAAGTTGACACAAGGGCTGTTTACGAATGGGTGATGGCTCTAGAGTCTGAGTTCGTATTTGCAATAGAAGAGCCCTTACGTCACGCAAAGTCTTCTCAAGCTGTCCGTTCGATGGGCATATCTTTTGGAAAATTGTTAGGGCTGGCTGAAAGTAGGCAATGGGATACCCGTTGTGTACAGGTAAGGAACTGGCAACGCTCAATGTTAGACCATCTAATCCCTTTGCATGACACAAAAAAAGCTGCACTGATTAAAGCTACCGTGCTGGCTCCTGAAGAGTGTTGGCAGAAGAGTAAGCGGGCTTCTAAACCCCACGATGGAATGGTTGATGCTTTTCTAATAGCCCACTACATACGCAGGGAATTCATGGTCAATTTAAGTTAAAGAAAATAATAGACAGCTTGAAAGAGGTGTGGTAGTCTCGCCCCCGCATGAAAGTTCTCTACCCTAAGCAAGAGGAAGCATACTCTTTTTTCGTTAAAACCCTTAAAGAAGGTAAAAACACCATAGATACTAGCGCTGTTGGCACAGGTAAAACAGTTGTCGCGGCTCACATAGCTAAGGAACTTAACACGCCTATTGCAGTAATTTGTCCTAAAGCGGTCATCCCAGCGTGGGAACGCGAACTAAAAGAAAGCGGTTTATCTCCTATATTTGTACTGAACTATGAGAAACTAAGGACAGGTAACACACCCCACATGAGTAAGAGGGGTAAAAAACTAATGAAATGGTATTTGCCAGAAGGGACCTTAGTTTTAGTAGATGAAATTCACAAGTGTAAGGGAGCTTACACGCAGTCAGCCCAATTGGTCATTTCTCTAATTAATCAAGGGTATTTAATACATGGCATGTCTGCAACTGCGTGTGAAGACCCTACAGAAATGAGAGCCATAGGGTACATGCTAGGTTTACACGGCCTCAATAAAAAACCTGATGGGAGGGTGAGTTGGTATAATTGGATGAAAGCCAATGGCTGTGCTCAAGACCAATGGAACCAGTGGCGTTTGATGAGCAGGAAAAAACTCTCAGCAATAAAGGACAAAATATATGGTGTGCGCGGGCACAAACTAACCGTAGAAGACTTTCCAGATTCTTTTAGAGATAATAGGGTTTTCATAGAACCTACGCAGTTCAGTAAAACTGATAAAATAATCAAGGCATATGATGAATTAGGTATAACACCATCTATTATTGAAACATTTATCTTAGATAGAAAATCATTAACTGATAGCGGTTTTGCTATTGTAGATATCTTGCGAGCAAGGCAGTTAGCTGAGTCTTTTAAGGTTCCTGACTTAGCTGACATAGCCCAAGACTTAGTTAATCAAGGAAACTCTGTTGTTATATTTGTCAACTTTGCAGACTCCGTCAAAGCTTTAAGTGAGCAATTGAGTTGTGGGCGGATTGAGGGGAATCAAAGTGCCGATGATAGGCAGAAAACCATTGATGATTTTCAAGAAGATAAGACCCATGTCATAGTTGCCAACATAGCGGCAGGAGGTACTGGCGTTTCATTACACGATATTAATGGTAATAGGCCACGCATTAGTTTGATAAGTCCTTCATTCTCTGCTAAGAACCACTTGCAAACTTTAGGTCGTATCCATAGAAACGGAGCTAAGTCTGATGCAATTCAGAAAATACTCGTAGCTGTTGGCTCTATAGAGGAAAAAGTTATGGAGACAATAGATAAGAAACTTAAAAATTTAGAAGCACTACATGGATAATCAACCAGACCACGCTAACAGAGGACACGCAGCATTCTCACCTTCCAGTCTCAAGTATGTTGCGGCCTGTCCTGGATACAAAGGACGTTCGGGTACAAGCGCTGCGGCAGAAAAAGGAACTCGCATACATGAAGCATTGGAAGTACGAGACCCCTCAGCTTTACATAATGAAGAAGAGCATGAGATATATGAGCAAATAATAAAAGACGAGGATAAGTTTTTAAAAGGCATAATTGGGGATGCCCCTAAAGAGGAGTTCAATGAAATCGTTGTTGATGTTGCTTTGGATGGTACATCAACATTCGGAACTTGTGATAGGTTGACAACCTATGGAGGCAATAAAGCTGTTATGGGTGACTACAAAACAGGTGTTTCTGTTATAGATGAGCCCACAGAAAACTGGCAGGCTAAAGCTTACGCAGTAGGTGCTTTCCAGTTGTATGAAAATTTAGAGGAAATCACTTTTGTTTTTTATATTCCCGTAAGAGGAGAAACTCTTTCTGGAACATTCAAAAGAAAAGATGTTCCAGGAATCATTGAAGAATTATCGCAAGTAATAAAGAAGGGGGAGCAGGTAAGACCAGAATGGGACAAAGGAGTCCCTGACCTCGATGACCTTGACCCTAATAGCAACTGTAGGTTCTGCGCCTTTGAGGAAAAGTGTCCTGCGCTTGGAGCTATAGTCGTTGAAATAGCCTCTAGGGTTACTGATAAATTCATTCCTAAAGGGGATATAGAGGATCCAGAAGACCCAGAGACAATTGAACAATTGTGGGCTGTAGCAAAAATAGTTTCCAACTGGGCCACAAAAATAAAAGCTAAGGCTGTTGATATGGCTAAAGAAGGCTGTGAGTTCCCGTCACTTAAACTTAGATCAATGGGGTCTCCTAGGAGATGTAAAGATAATAAGAAACTATTAGAAGTAGCAGAGG